CGGACATTCAGAAGCGCAGTGGCCAGCGCGAAGAAGCAGAGCCCACTCGCAACCGCAGGCATCAGCCCGCATGCTTTCACCGCAGCACGGTTCCTGTTCGACACCAGTGTGACCGGCGTTGACGCATATCTCGAATGGCTCGACATCGACCCGGACACCTGGCGCAAGAAGCTGCGCAATGTGATCGATGATGACACCCCGCTGCGAGTTGGAGGCTTCGAGCCGGAACAGCGCCGGAACATGCGAGTGAACCTGAAGATCTACAACCGGCTGTCTTACCTCACCGACAAGGAGATCGATGACCATGATGACGAATGAACAGGAGCAGGCCGCTCTGCAGCTGGGCCTGATGGAGTTGCGCCAGCAGGCATGGGTGCTCAAGGCCCGCGATCTGGCAGCGCAGATCGCATTCGACTTCGGCTGCGTGTCGATCAATGACCTGCGCCCGCGGCTGCAGCTGCCGCCCGGTGCCAGCCCCGCACTGTGGGGGACGGTCTTCCGCGATCGTCGGTTCAAGGCCACCGGCTACGGCCAGGCAACACACAAGGGCAGTCACGCCCGCACCATCCGAATCTACACACTCAGGAGCAACTGACATGGTTGGCAAGGTCACACCGGACACCATGATGTCCGCAAGCAGAATCCCGGCGCTGCTGGGCCTGTCCCGCTACCGCACCCGCAACGATGAGCTGCAGCTGTCGATCGACGCGATCCGCGGCGTCGAGCGGGAAGAGAAGCACATCGAGGCCGCGGACTGGGGCTCACGCCTCGAGCCCATCATCCTGCGCGAAGCTGCACTGCGCCTCCAGCTGCGAGCCCTCGAGCTGGATCACCCGATCGCCCGCTACCATTCCGATCTGCCGCTCTGCTGCAGCCTGGACGGCACTGCAGACGGTGGTGGCCAGGTCATCACCACCGACCCAGAGGTCGGGATCTATGTCGTCGGCCAGGACAGCATCACCATAGACGGGACCGGCGTCCTGGAGGCCAAGCTGACCAGCCACTGGCCGGAAGATGTGCCAAACCTCGAGCGCGGCCCGCTCCAGCTGCAGGCCCAGATGGACATCATCCAGGCGAAATGGGGCGCGGTCTGTGTGCTGTACCAGGGAACCGAGCTGCGCGTATTCCTGTTCGCGCCGCATCCGCTGACGGTCTCCAGCATCAGCCACGCAGTGCTGGACTTCGAGCGTCGGCTGCAAGCGTTCCGTGACACCGGAGCTGCCGACTGGTATCCACCGGCAGACCAGGCCGATGTCGATCGCATGCACCCTGTCGCAGTCGATCAGCGCATTGCCCTGCCGGCGACCGCAGAGCAGCTGATCGAAGATGTGCGCAAGGCCCAGCAAGAGATCGAAGACTGGCACACCAAGAAGAACAGCGCCGAGACTGCGCTAAAGGCCATGCTTGGCAGCTTCACGGAGGGGACGGTCGGCAAGCACCTGGTCCGGTGGCCGATGCGGCACTACAAGGCCGTTCCCGCCAGCACCAAGCAGATCCCTGCCAAGGAGGCCTACAGCGTCAGGCAGTCAACCCTGGCAATTAAGGAGCTGAAGAATGGATGACTGTGACCTGGCATTCGATCGCGCCGTGCTGGCCCTGCAGTCTGCAATCCCGGACCTCAAGGAGGAACGGGCGTATGAAGTTGTGACCGCCATCAGCCTGGCTGTCATCGAAGTTATTAAGCACTCACTTACAGGAGAGTCGAAATGAGCAATGCAATGACCGTCACCCGCGGGCAAGGGTTCGCGCCGCAGACCCTTGGCGAGGCCGTGCAGTTCAGCGAGATGCTGGCCGGCAGCAGCATGGTCCCCAAAGCCTACCAGGGCAAGCCGCAGGACATCCTGGTCTGTGTCCAGTGGGGCTATGAGATCGGCCTGGCACCGATGCAGGCGCTGCAGAACATCGCCGTGATCAACGGCAAGCCCAGCGTTTACGGTGATGCCGCTCTGGCCCTGGTCCAGGCCAGCCCGGTCTGCGAGTCGATCGAAGAGTCGATCGAGGGAGAAGGCACTGCCAACCCGGTGGCGATCTGCATCGCCAGGCGCGTCGGTCGCCCTGCTGTCATCGCCAAGTTCTCGGTCGAGGATGCAAAGCGAGCAGGACTGTGGGGCAAGCAGGGTCCGTGGCAGGCCTACCCCAAGCGCATGCTGCAGATGCGGGCTCGAGGCTTCGCCCTGCGGGATGCGTTCCCGGATGTGCTGCGCGGGCTGATCACTGCGGAGGAAGCTGCCGACTATCCTGCCGAGCGGGACATCACGCCCAAGACCGCGCCGGCCAATCCACTGGATCGAGTCGCCCCGCCCAAGATCGAAGCACCGCAGCCAGTCGTGCAGACCAGCGACCCGCTGGTGATCGAGCAGCAGCTGGCCGACACGGTCGATGAACTCCGGCAGGAACTCGAGCAGTCCGGCGTGACGATCGTAGACATCCCGGAGATCAGCGAAGCAGAGGCCGAGCGCCAGGCTATCCAGTCCGAGGGCTATGACCTGCGCGTCCCCGGCAAAGCCGAGGCTCTGTCAACGCATCCGACGGTCGATGAATGGCTTATCGCCTACAACAAACTGGCAGACAAGACCGCCGCTGCCGGCAAGGCTGACCCGCGCACCCGCATGACCAAGCTGCGCGAGCTGAAGGAGGTGAACGAACGGGTGATCGACAACCTGCAGCCAGTCATCCAGACTGTCATGCAAGCCAGCCACAACCGGCGGCTGAAGATGCTGGGTGCGATGCAGACGGCACAGGAACAGCCTGCCGCTTAACCGACCATCTGCTGGGCGGCGCTGGCGACCTCGTCCACGCGCCTGCCCCAGCCCTTGCCGAATGTCGGCCAGGTGTTCAGCGATTGCAGGAAGTCGCGCCTGCGCTCCTGATACCTGGCGATTAACTCTTCTGGATCAGCTGCAGCAACAGCCCGCAACGTAGCCGGCCCGATCGCGCCGTCAGGTGTTGCCCCGACACATTCCTGCAGCCACTTCGCTGCACGGCCAGGCCCGCTGTTGATCGCCGCATCGAAGACAACATAATCCACGCCCGCCGGCAGATCGTCACCCTTGATCTTGTCCCAATACTTCGCCTTGTACATCGGGCCCACCTGCTCCGGCGTCAGGCCGCGCATCTCCTGTTCACTGACATCTCGCCCAACCCATTCCTGCCAGACCCGCCTGGTCACGCCCAGGTTAGTCATGCCGCCAGGATCGGCAGGATGGTTCACATAGCCGCCCTCATGGTGCAGCACCGCGGCCAGCGCAGCATCGAAGTTCTCTTTCATTTCCTGCCCCGCATGTCGATGATCTTCTCGAGTGTGCGACCGCCAAAGTAGAACGACATGATGAGCATGCCCCACTGCCCGAGCAGCTCGACATAATTCTGATTGGTGTCCTTGCCGAATGCCGACATCATGGCGAAGGTGAAGTAGCCGGCCAAGATGAAGATCAGAGTCATCGGCCTGATGTTCTTGGACAGCCATGAGTCGCTGCCCATGTCGGCCTTGAGCCGCTCGGTCAGGTTGTTCTGCTCTGTCTCGAACAGCTTGGTCTCATTGGCCATCTTGGCCAACTCGCCGTCCTGCGCCAGCTTGGCCAGCTCGGCCTGGGCCTTGGCGGCCGCCGCAGGATCAGGCAGCACTCGCTCGAGGATCTTGCCGCCTACCTCAAGCAGTGGGCCGATTGGAATCATCTCGTTTCTCCAGCGCTGATGCCAGGCTCTTGCGTCCAACCACCCCGCCGATCGCGCCGATGCAGAGCAGCATGATGTCTTTCAGAATGGCCAAGAAGGCTTCATCGATCGGGCTGATGCGCTCGAGGTCATGCTCAACGAACAGCACTCCGCCGAGAATCGTTAACACAGACACCACCAGGATGCCGGTAAGCGACAGCGTGATCGCTGCCCATACCCTGACCTCGATCTGCTCATTGGTCAAAGAGGCCATACAACTCCCCGATGCACAAAGCAATGACGACAGCAATGACGCCGATCACACTGATCAAGAAACCCATCATCGCTGTTTCTTTGTTTGGGTCGCTCATTGGTTTGCCTTCTCGATCATGAACGCGATCATGTGATAGATGATGATGCCGCCCATCGCCAGGACCACACCGATGAAGATCGCATCGGTCGTGTTGCGGATCAGCTTCTTGCGCCTGCGGATCTGCGCGTAGACCATTTTCTCGCGCTGCTCTTTGATCTTCCGGCGCATCATGATGAATTCGTTGTAGCCGTCTTTGCCGAGCCACCACAGTTCGCCGAGCGTGAACATGTGCCGGATCTCTTCCTCCATCTGCGCCACC